CAGTTCAAGGCTATCAGAGGTCAGGGTGGAATCAGGATCCACACAAACCCGCCCCTCAGAAATAAGGGTCAGGAACACATTCAAATTTGCAAAAACATGGGATCGGCCAATTTCTGCTGCGTGTTCTGAATATTGAATTTGGATTGGGGATTCAGCCGCGTTGAACGGGATCATTTTGTAAAAGGCTTCTTGCGGCAGTTGAAGCCAGGCTGGAAACACATCGCCCAGCCAATCCGTTAGCTCAGGCGGGAGTGGCATCGAGAGTTTGATTCGGGACATGGCGATCTGCTTACCTTGATATGGATGGATGATAGTACCCCATGCCCACCGCCCGCGAAACCGTCCTCGCCGCCCTGCTGGCGCGGCTGCAAACCCTTGCCGCCCTTACCTTGCGTGACGAGGTGCTGCCCGAGCGGATCCCGGCGGCCGGGCTGATCATCCTGCGCGACGGTCAGCCGGGCGAGCCGGAAGTGACGCTGTCGCCCCTACGCTACCACTACCAGCACCGCGCCGAACTGGAAGTGGTCGTCCAGGCAACGAATGGCCGCGCCAGCGCCTTCGACAGCCTGATCGCCGCCATCGGCACGGCTCTGGAAACCGACCGCACGCTCGGCGGCCTCTGCGACTGGGTCGAACCCGAAGCCCCGGCCTCTGTCGATCTGCCTGTTGAGGGCGCTGCGGCCCTGAAGGCGGCGATGATCACCGTCGTCTTGCATTATACGACCACCGGCCCTCTGGCCTGACACCCCCATAAAAGGAGACCCCCATGGCACGTGCGCAAGGCGCGCGGGCGCAGATGGCGCTTGCGTATGAGACGGTTTACGGGACCCCGCCGCTCAGTGGTTTCACAAAGATGCCATTCGCCAGCACCTCGCTGGGATCGGAGCAGCCGCTTCTGAACAGCGAGTTGCTCGGGTATGGCCGCGACCCGCTGGCCCCGATCAAGGACGCGGTGACGGCCGATGGCGATGTCATGGTCCCGATCGACGCCGAAGCCTTCGGGTTCTGGCTGAAGGCGGCCTTCGGCGATCCGGTCACCTCTGGCGCGGGGCCCTACACCCATGAGTTCCGCTCGGGCGGATGGACCCTGCCCTCAATGTCGATCGAGACCGGCATGCCCGAGGTGCCACGCTTTGCGATGTATTCCGGCTGCGTGCTGGATCAGCTGTCCTGGCAGGTGCAACGCTCTGGCCTTTTGACCGCCACCGCCCGGCTGGTGGCGCAAGGCGAGACCATCGCCACTTTGAGTGGTGCAAGCACGCCAGCTGAGCTGGTGCTGAAGCGGTTCGGCCATTTCAACGGCGCGATCAGCCGCAATGGGTCTGCGCTTGGCAATGTGGTCTCGGCCGAGATCACCTATGCCAACAACCTCGACCGGATCGAAACGATCCGCAGCGACGGCAAGATCGACGGGGCAGACCCGTCCATCGCAGCACTGACCGGCCGGATCGAGGTGCGCTTTGCCGACAGCACGCTGGTGACGCAGGCAATCAACGGCGATCCCTGCGAGATCAGCTTCGCCTATGTCCTGCCCTCGGGGGAAAGTTTCACCTTCACCGTTCACGCCGTCTACCTGCCGCGCCCCCGGATCGAGATTTCCGGGCCGCAGGGCGTGCAGGCGACATTCGACTGGCAAGCGGCGAAAGCCGCCAGCCCCGCCCGCATGTGCACCGCAACCCTGATCAACGATATCGAGGCCTACTGATGATCCGTCTGAACCTGACCGCCACGCCGCAATGGCTGGACCTCGCCCCCGGCCTGCGTCTGCTGGTAGGCCCCCTGACCACCGCCCTGATGGTATCGGCCCGCGCCGATCCCGCCATCGAAGGGCTGCCCGATGGTGCTTCCCAAGAGGAACTGGCCCTCGCCATGGCCAAGGCCGTCGCTCGACGGGCGGTCTTGGATTGGGAAGGTGTAGGCGATGACATGGGCACAGTTGTGCACGTTTCGCCGGAAGGCATTGATGCCCTCTTGGAAATCTGGCCGGTCTTCGAGGCGTTCCAAACCCAATACGTCGCGCGCGGTCTGATCCTGGACGCGGAAAAAAACGTCTCCGCGCTCTCGCCGAGTGGTCCTTCGGCGGCGGCGATCGATACTGTGCGGCCTGCCCGCCCTTCGAGGGCCGCGAGGGCAACTGCCCGGACTGCCCCACAAGACTGAACCAGCCGCAAACGCCGGAGGGCTGGCAGGTCTGGGATCTGGTTGGCCGCCTCGGGGGCCAGCTGCGGGTCATCCCCGGCGCGGTCCTCGGCTGGGACATGGGCGCGGCCCTCGCACTCGCACAGGCGCTGGGCGTGAACACCCTGATCGCCGCCGAACTGCTGCCCGAGATCGAGGCGGTGATGGTCCGCAAACTGAACGAACAAATGGAAGGAAGCCGTGATGGCTGAAAAACGTGTATCCGTCCGCCTCGTGGCGGAAGGCGGCCGCCAGGTCCGAGCCGAGTTGGAAGGTGTGGGCGAGGCAGGCGCGCGCGGATTCGGGCGGCTGTCGCGCGAGATGGACATGGCGAATGCGCGCGTTGCCGCTTTTGCCCGCCGCGCCACGCTTGCTGCAGCGGCTGCAACTGCAGCGCTGGCGGCGGCGGGGGTCGCGATGATCCGGTCGGGCCTGCAGACCGTCGATGCGCAGGCCAAGATGGCACAATCGCTGGGCACGACGGTCGCCAGCCTTCAGGTGCTGGAGCGGGCGGGCGATCTGGCGGGCGTGTCGATGGGTCAGGTCGAACAGGCCACCGTGCAGCTGACGCGGCGGCTGAGCCAGGCGGCCGCCGGAGCCGGACCAGCGGTCGATGCCTTGGACCGCCTGCACCTCTCGGCCGAAGAGCTGCAGCGCCTGCCGCTGGATGCGCGCATCGCGGCCATTCAGGAGGCGCTCGGGCAGTTTGTCCCCGAAGCCGAACGCGCGGCGGTGGCCTCGCAGCTCTTCGGCGACCGCGCGGCGCTGGTGTTCACAAGGATCGACACGGCGACACTGCGTCAGGCGACCGAGGATGTTCTTGCCTTCGGGGTTGTCGTTTCCGAAGCTGACGCAGACCAGATCGAACGCACCAATGACGCGATCTCGCGTCTCGGCCTGATCTGGCGCGGGCTGTCGAACCAGCTGGCGGTCGCCGCTGCGCCAGCCTTGGAGGCGGTGGCCAACGCCATGGCCGCTATTGCCAGTCGCACCGGGCCGCTGGGCATTGCGATCAAGGCGCTCTTTGACAACCTCGGACGGCTGACGACCTATGCCGCGACGTTCGCAGGCATCATGGCCGGGCGCTGGGTGGCTGGCATGGCGGTGGCTGCGCTGTCCGTGCGCGGGCTCGCCACCGCTCTGGTCCTCCTGCGCGGCGCGCTGATCCGCACCGGCATCGGGGCGCTGATCGTCGGCGCGGGTGAGCTGGTCTATCAATTCTCGCAACTTGTCACCCGGGTTGGCGGCGTTGGAGAGGCGTTCCGGCTGCTTGGCGATCTGGCCAAGGAGGTCTGGTCGCGGATGGGGCTGGCGCTCGATGGTGCGCTGGCACAGATGGCGGCTGGGTGGGAGGGGCTGAAGGCCGCAAGTCTCACAGCACTTGAGGGCACCATCGCGGGCGTCGTCAGCTTCGGCGATCGGACGGCGGCGATTTTCCAGGGGGCCTATGATGCAGCCGTGGCGATCTGGGGCAGCCTGCCCGGTGCCATCGGCGACTTTGCGTTTCAGGCCGCAAACGGGTTGATCTCCGGCGTCGAGGCGATGCTGAACGGTGTCGTCACCCGGATCAACAGTTTCATCACGACGCTGAACGCAGCACTGGCCCTGCTGCCGGAATGGGCGACGGGCGAAGGTGGCATCAGGATCGGCTCGCTGGATCCCTTGGACTTGGCGCGGATCGGCAACCCGTTTGAGGGTGCGGCAACCGCAGCGGGTGCCGCCGCAGCCGATGCATTCTCCGCCGCGCTGTCGCGCACTTATCTTGAACCACCCGATCTGGGGCTTGGCACAATGGCCGACGACGCCCGGGCCCGCGCCGACGGCTATCGCGAAGCTGCAGGAATGCTGGCGGATGCCGCCGGTCGTCCCCTGGCCAGCTGGCAAGCGCTGCGCGACGCGGTAACCGGCAGCGGGGCGGAGGCTGAAGCCGCACTGGCCGATGCTGCGGCCTCGGCGGATGCGCTCGGGCTGGAATTGGACGAGACTGCCGCCACTGCCGGTGGTGCGGGAGCCGCCGCGCGCGCTGCCGGTGCGGCGGCCGCCGAGGGCGCGGAACAGGCCGCAACAGGCTGGGGCGCAGTCACCGCAGCGCTCGCCGACTATGCCGCCAAGGCCCGCGATATTGGTAGCGATATCGGCCAGACACTGGTCGGCGCGTTCCAGAGCGCCGAGAATGCCGTGGCCACATTTGTAAAGACCGGCAAACTGGATTTTCGCGACCTCGTCACGTCGATGATCGCCGATCTGGCCAAGCTGGCTGCGCGGCGCTTCATCCTTGGTCCCATCGCCAATGCGCTCTCCGGCGCGCTGGGCGGTGCGGGTGGATTGTTCGCGGATATCCTGCATGGCGGTGGCGTGGTCGGCACGGCGGGCAGCCAACGCCTGGTGCCAGCCATGGCCTTCGCCGGTGCCCCGCGCATGCATTCCGGCGGCTGGGCGGGGCTGCGCCCCGACGAGGTGCCCGCTATCCTGCAACGGGGCGAACGGGTGCTGTCGCGCCAGGAAGCGGCTGGCTATGGCCGGGGTCAAAGTGCAGCCCCGAATATCTCCGTCACCATCAACGCGCGTGACGCCGAAAGCTTCCGGCAATCCCGCACGCAGGTCGCGGCCGACATCGCCCGCGCCGTATCTCTCGGCCGAAGGGGAATGTGATGGCGTTTCACGAGGTTCGGTTCCCCGACAATATCAGCCGTGGCGCGCGAGGCGGCCCGGAACGTCGCACACAGATTGTGGAATTGGCCTCGGGTGACGAGGAGCGCAATGCCAGCTGGGCCAATTCCCGCCGCCGCTATGACGTCGCCTATGGCATCCGCCGCGCCGACGATCTGGCTTTGGTCGTCGCCTTCTTCGAGGCGCGCAACGGCCGCCTGCACGGGTTTCGCACCAAGGACTGGGCAGATTATAAGTCCTGCCTGCCATCGCAGGCGATCACCCCCACCGACCAGCAGATCGGGACCGGAACCAGCAGCCTGAAAACCTTCCAGCTGGCCAAACTCTACATCTCCGGCGCGCAAAGCTGGACGCGGACGATTGCCAAACCCGTGGCTGGTACGGTTCGCATCGCGCTGGGCGTCACAGAACAGATGTCGGGTTGGACGGTGGACGCCACCACCGGCGTGGTCACCTTCACCACCCCACCCGGAAACGGCGTCATCATCCGTGCTGGCTTTGAATTCGATGTCCCCGTCCGCTTTGACACCGACACGCTCGACGTCACGCTCGACATTGAACGGCTGGGATCGATCACATCCATCCCGCTCCTGGAGATCCGCAGATGAAATCCCTCTCCCCTGCACTGCAGGCCCATCTCGACGATGGCACCACAACGCTGTCCTGGTGCTGGAGGATTTCGCGGGCGGAC